GTTGTCGTGGCGGTGTTCCGCAGGGCCGCAGGAAGCGCCAGATCGGTTCGCGCCGTCACCTGGGTACCGCTTGTGTATGCCGTGATCGTCAGGCGATACTTGTTGCCGCTTGAATCCGTCAGAACGATGGCATCACTGACATCTCCCGCCACAAAGATGCTCGTGCTTGCCGTGATTCCAATGAGGTTGTTTGGCGTGTATGTCGTGGAAGCCGTGTGCGTTCCGTTCTGTGAACCGCTCGTGTTGATCGCGGTTCCGCCTGCGGTCAAAGCAACCTGGAATGTGTTGGTCGCCGCGTTGACCACATAGTAGGTGGTTCCTGCTGTGATGCCGACCGGGAGTTGCCCGGTCGTGCTGAACGTGACGCTGTTGCCATTCGTAAGCGTATGTCCCGTCCAAGTCACGACACATGGCGAGGCAATCGTCATCGTAACGGCCGCGCTGGTGTTCGTGGTCGTGACAGTTGTCGCGGTCGTGTTGTTGCCGTCATACGTCAGGCCGCTGTCAACGAAGAAGCAGTTCTCGAGCGTGGTGATCTCACGGGTCGCGAACCGTTCAACATATCGCTTCGTGTTTCCGCCAATCGTCCTGTTCACGATGACGTAAAGCGAGTCCTCGTTGCCCTCCGCAACGGCCGTGCAGGACTCAAAGTCTCCATCCGTATCGTGCCAGTGCCATGCATTCACCTGCTGCTCCGGCACATAGGTCATGCCGAGCAGCCTGCCGTTGTTGCTCACAAACCACAGTAGCGGATGCGGTGACTTGCTGTAGCACATGTCCACGATGTTGTAGGTGTCGAACAGGTGCGGCGCGCGCAGCGACAGGTCTCCAGTCACGAATCCGCTTGCCTGCCAGGAGTAGCCAAGTTCCCGCACATGGCCGCCACGGGCCGCGCAGTAGATCACCGTGTTGTTCACGATGGATGGCTGCACATTGCTTGCACCGATGTACGACTGCGGGCGCACGGAAATCGTTGTCGGCGTGATGACATCGCTGTTCACCGGGCTGATTCGCCACTCGGCCGCGCTGGTCAGCGCGAGAAGCTGCGTCAACGGCACAATGTGCCTGATCGTGTTCGCCTCTCGAGCAGCAACGCGGAACTTGATTCGATCCGTGTCCTCTGTCGGGATCGAATACGACATGTCGCTTTCGGTGCCGCTGCGCGTCATCCACATTGTCTGCGGGTCGTTCGTCGTTCCTGCAAAGATTCGGCGCTGCTCAAAGTACGACACTGCGCCCGGATAGTTGTAGGTGCTGTTGAACACCGTGTCGTACACGGGTGGCGTGATGCCCATGTCTGGCGCGATGTTGTCATCAATGATGGATGTCGTAGCCGTTTCGCCAATGAATCCGTACAGGCCGCCTTGCAGCTTGTACACGCGATACCGCGACGCTCCAGATACCGAACTCCACGAAATCGTGATGTAGTAACCGGCCTTGCCAAAGTCGCCAGCAATCGTTGCGGATGAGCTTGCAACAGATTCCGATACGCCATCGCTTGCAACAGCAGTAACTACATACGTGTAGTTGTATTCCGTATGAACGAGACTTCTCGTAAGCGTAAGTCCAGTCGGAGCAGACACCGGCGCTGCAAAGTTGATCGTCGTGAGAGTCCAGGTCGTTGCGCCACCTCGTCGCAACTCGCGCGGCGCATAACTAGGATGCACAAGTGTCAGAATGTCTGCCGACTGGACATAGTGCAGATCAAAGATGTCTGCCTCCGCATACGGCGTCGGAATCTCATACACGCCAGCCGGCTGCGGATACCAGTAGGTCGCATTCGGAGGCGCATTTCCCGTTGTTGCAGCGATGCAGTAATAGTTCACGCCGCCGCTGCTTACCAAGTCACCGACCACATATGAAGTCGCGCCGTTGTACGCCGCAGGCGATCCTGGCGTAAGCGTTGCACCCTGCGTATGGAAACGCATGTAACCCGCTCCAACCTCAATCACCATCGTCTGTGTGGTGCTGTAGGTGAATGGAATCAGGCGCGTTCTCTTGGTGGAATCCTTGACCTCTCGCACAAACTGCGTTCCCGCACGGTTCTCAACTGGCCCTTGCGGTAGCGCAACAAAGTTCCGCATGGTCGCCGCGCCTGTCTGGAACTTCACGTCATCGACGCGTCCAAACATCTCTGGCGACATCTCGCCGCCCGCAAAGGATCGGAAGTATGTCCGCGTACTCGGCATTGGTTACCGCCCGCTGATCCAGCTTGTGATGTGTTCAGGCCTCACGTTTCGCTGATTCGCGTCCGACATGCGTGCCTGCTGCAAATATGCCATCATCATCTGCGTGCATCGCTTGCCCTCTGACGCGCCCTGGTCACCCTTGATGACCGGGCCGGCGAGCATCGATGCGAGGTGCCACGAAAGCGCCATGACGAACAGCGGATCAAACTTCGTCGTGTCAGTCACGAGCGCCTGATAGCGCAACAGGGCATTCTCCTGATTCGTGTAGATGACCTTGTTTCCGTTCGTATCAGTTTCGATCTGATACTGCTGCGGGACGTAGTTGCCCGCTCCGACGAACGGAGCATTGATCCACCCATACCCAGCCAAATCAGCCGGATATGCCCGAATCGCGTAGTCATTCTCTGCCTCCGGCGGGATCACGGCAACGGCCGTCATCATGTCGCCAGGACAGGCATAGGCATACCGCCACATGCTGTATGGCATCGTGACCGACGCCAAGCTCACGCGGCGAGAAGCGAAGTTCCAAGTGTGCATCTGAAGCAGGCTGTCTCGCGCAATCGGATAGAACCGCGCGCAATGTTCTGCCTGTGCCGACCCTTCAGGCGGGTCAATGCTCGAGATCGTTGCATCGTCACCAAGATGCGCCAGAGACAGGTTGCAGATTTCGACCTCGGATGCCATGCCTACCTCCTGCGCGTGGAGGAGGGCCGGGACAAGCCCGACCCTCCTCCGTTGCGCCTAGTGCAAGTTGCAGAGTGATTACATGCCGTCGGTCACAGCCTTGCGAGGACGGCCGCGACGAGGACGCTCGACTTCGACAGGCTGATCCTCGAACACCTCGTCCTGCTCGACGGATGGCGCTCCGACACGCTCAAACACGTCCGATGCAGGGCCGTTGTACTCAAAGACATCGCCTTCACGTCGAAAGCAGTTGTCCACGAAACAGTCCATCTTCGCTCTGACCTTCGCCATGTGATTCTCCTATCAGGTGCTCGGGATCGAGAAACCCGAAGCGTAGTACTTGCGACCATCCTGAATGTTGTGAACAACATCCGCCGTCACCGTGCCGGCGCTGTAGGTGCCGCTCACAGTGTACTGCGCTCCGAGGTATCGCTCGCCGAGGCTCGCGATCTGCGGAGGGATGGGCACGATGAACTGCGCGCCAGCAGTCAGGCTCGCCGTGACAACCGCCGCAGTAGCGGCGATCACGGTCGGGCTGGACAGCGAGGCGTTGTCATCGGTCACCACCTGAAAGGTGATGCTGGTGCCGCCGGAGAAGGCGGTACCAACGGTGAACACGAAGAACAGATCCGCGCCCTCACCGATTTCACGAGCCTGAAGCAGGTCGATCTTGTCGGTGCTGACGGCGGTGGTGGTGACGGCCTGGGCCGTCGAAACGCGAAGGAAATTGTCAGTAATCATTGGAGTTGATCCCTTTCTGCTTCGTGCCTATCAGGACACGACGCTTTCGGTGTTGACGATGGCATCGACGCGGCGGCACGGAACGCCGAGGAACGACAGCCAGCTGTACGGCGTACCGAACTGCGACAGACCCTGCTGCACGGACAGCGCGTACTGCGACTTGTCCAGAGCCATCACGGACAGGCCACTGTGGACAGTCCGGTTCATGTAGAACGCGGCACGGCCCATAGCCATGTTCGGGATGCGATACAGGGCACGAGTCATCGCGTTCACGATGTTCGTGTTCGCGTTGTACGCCTGCGAACCGCTGTTGGCAATCAGGTCAGGCACGTCGATGTTGCAGATGCGAACAACGTAGCGCCAGTCCTTGACCACCAGGCCGTTCTTCCACTGGTACCGGGTGACGAACGCCTGCATGCGGTCGGTCGAGGAAGCGGTGCTTCCGCCGGCCGACGAAGGCGTGTACACGGTCTGCTCGCCGAGATCCTCGTGCGACAGACCGGCGGTGCTGCCCTTCGGGAACGGGCAGTACACGGTGTTGTCGCCCCAGACCACCAGGAAGATGGAGGTCTGACGGCTCGCGGTCGGGCTGCCATCAGAGCAGCTGATGACGTTCTGGCTGTTGTTGATGCTGCTCGACAGCGAGGAGTAACGCGGCGCGAGGCCGAGGAACTGCTTCGGGTCGGTAGCGGTGTTGCCATAGAACAGCGTGGTCGCCATCGTCTGGTTCATCGCCTCAAGGAACGCGCTGTCCTCCGACAGACGGAACTGCGCCGTGTTGCCGTTGAGGTTGGCGAGATCCTTGTCGACTTCGCTGCGGGCCTCGAGGATGCCGCAAGCCTCATCGACCTGCGCGGTCGTGGACTTGCTGCTCGGGATGCCCTGGTTGAGCGCGCGCCAGTACACGGTCGGCAGACCAGTACGGATCACGACGCGCTCGCCAGTGGGCAGGTTGCCCTCCTTGAACACGCAGTCCTCGAGAATCTCGTTGCTCTGGGAAAGAAGTTCCGCGATGACCGGAACCTTGCCGTCCGGATCAGTGCGCTTGGCCCAATCGGCCAGCGTAAGGTTGCTGTTGGTGAGAGTTGCCATTGTTTTGGCTCCTGTTTGTTATGGGTTCGATGCGTACAGAGCATCAGCGAGATCAGCGAAAGACTTCGGGCCGGCCGACTTTGCGGTGCCCTTGTTTCCGATGACCACCTGATCCTCACTAATTGCTTTGCCTGCGCGATACATGAACCGGATGATCTCCGGGTGATTGCCCAGGCCCGACGTGTTCAACAGCGTGCGGAGTTCGGCTGAACCGAACGCATCAAGCGCCTTCTTCGCCACCGACAGGTTTTCGGTCAACTTTGCGCCACCGAACTCCTGATCGGCCGTGGACGCTTCGATCCACTGGCTCTGTGCGGCCTTGATCTGCGACTCGTAACGAGATGAGAGCTGCACTCCCATCTTGTCAAGAATCGCTTGCGCTGCCTCGTTCGTCAGGTTCAATTCCTTGGCGACCTCCGTGAACTTGGCGAGAGTCTCGGTGTCGAATTCGCGGCCTTCAGGAGCCTTGAACTCGTACTTTTCCGGTGCGCCGGCGGACTTCTCCGCAGGTGCATCCTTCTGGTCTGCCTCGGTCTTGACCGCCTCAACAGCCTTGGCTGCTTGCGGTTCCGGTGACGGCGCGGCCTTCTGCTGATTCCCGTACAGAGCCTCGGCCGGAGTGGCCTTGGTTTCCTGTGCGGGTTCCGAAGATGCTGGCGTACCGCTAGTTGGGTTGGCGGCTTCCATCATCGTTGGTTCGCTCATTCGCTTGCTCCTTCATCATGGTTGGATAAAGCTCCGGGCACTGCGAATGGATCAGGGCCAACATGCGAAGTCCGTAGTTCCTGTTTCCCTCTGCGAATGACATTGCCATCGCGTTGGTGTTGAACGACGAACGGAACACGCCTGCCTGATCCAGTAGCCGCCAAATCACGCGACGGCCACGCTTGTTGCCCATGAGCCACTTGATGTCCGCTTCTTCGTTCTCCCGCGCCAGTCTGTCGCGCAGTTCGCGTTCTGCTTTGCTGCGTTCCTGACCGCGAAGGTCAAGCGGGTCATAGTTGCTCACGGCGGAACTGTAGAAATCGCGTAATCCGATACGGGCACCGGATCAGGCCATGCCGCCGTACAGCATCGTCGCTGCCGACTCGACACGCGCCTGGGCTGGTTGGATCTCCATGTCGGTGATCTGCAACTCGACCATAGGCTCAACGCCCTCGAAAGTCTTTGTCTCGGACGCAGCCTTGACATAGACGCGAGCCATGATGGTCATGTCGCTGCCGATGCGCGGAGCCACCGTCAGGCCAAGCGCCTTCAACTGGTCGGCCTCAAGCTTGATGCACAGTCCCTCCGGGTAGGACGGCTCATCCATCTCGACCTGTCCAGGCATCTCCTCGCGCTCCGGCTCCATCTTCATGCTGACCATTGCCATGTCGGTTCCTTTCAGACTTCAACGGATGACGGAGATCCGTACCCGCTGAACATGTTCATAACGTCAGTCAGGGCATTCTGCTGCCCACCAGTCGGAGCGCCGGCGAGGTTCTTCGCAACCTTGCTCTGCTGCTCAAGCACGGCCGCCTGCTCCTTGGCCGCCATCGCCTTGTTGCGGGCATCACGAAGCATTGCAACCTGCTTGTCTGCGATGATGAGGCTCGGATCAACGCCGAGCATGTCCGCATAAACATCGGCCCACTGGTCGCTGTCGAACTTGTCAAGAACGTCGGGCTTCATGGTCGCGATCTGGCCCAGATTGCCCACGAACCGATCCACTGCGTTCGTACCAATCGCTCGCTGCGCCTGTGCCAGCATCGACACGAACTCGACATTGAGATCCATGCCTTGCAGTTCCTCCGGTGCCGGCGGGATAACTCCGGCCTGAAGCATGCGCGTGAACGTGAGGTCAACAAGCGGATCCAGGAGTTCATTGTGCAGTCGCTCGAGGACAGGCCCGAGCATCAGAAGTTTCTCCTCATGCCGCTCTGCCACCTCGGTAGCGGTCATGCGGGTGTTCGGGCCGGCGCTCGCCAACATCAGGAACAGGTCTGCGTAGAACGCACCCTGTACCCGACCGCGCACGTCCTGAATGTCCTGAAGCAGATAGTTCAGGTTCAGGTTGACTTCAAACGCCGTGCGAATGCCGTTGCTGGCACCGTCAACGAACGACACGCCACCGGGCAGCGTGTCAACGTCGCGGTTCTTCATGCTCGTCGGAACCTGAAGCGGCGGCTTCGTCTGGAAGTCGATTGCCTGCGCCTTGCGAAGCTGCTCGTGCTGAAGTTGCTTGACATCGCCCAACGCCTCCATGCCAGGGCTGTTTCCATAGATGTCACCGCCAACGACCGACCAACGAGGCGCAAGAACAGGGAACTGCATGAACCCGCTCTCACGCAGGAACACGCCCTCCTTGCCGCCAACCTCAAAGTAATACGAGCCGAATGGCATGTTCTTGCTGTCGCGCTTCTTGATGTCGCGATCCATGCGCGGCTCGATGCAATGGATGATTGGCACCCATTGGTCAAGCGTTCCGGTGTCGTACATGTTCTGAACGCTCGTGCTGCACACGTCGTATCCGAATTCCTTGACCATCTGGCTGACGGTCATCTCGAACTCGCGGTACAGCGTGCAGACTCGTCCCTGCGCGTCCGTCGAAATGCAGTACTCGCCAACGGTGAGCGGGTAGTGGTGAATCACCTGGTCGAAATCTGGCAGCACGATGCTCGCAGCGGTGCCGAATGCGCCCAACTCCTCGTACATCATGTGCAGACTGCGGTAGGTGTTCGACTTCTGGAACACCAACTGCATTCGCTTCGTCACGTCATCAAGCCACAACTTGACAGGCTGATACGAGTTCAGTTCAGGATTCGGCGTGGCGAGGCGGAACCAAGACCTGGCGGGCGAGGTTGCGCCGGCCATCATGCCCGCGCCTAGGGTGCGGAGCGCCCT